ATACGATACACCAACTGTTAGATCTGTATTTATATCATCTGTTTCTCTGAGATACGTTTCTGCTCCATTTGCATTATCCTGATAAGTTATTTTTAATGCCCCGTTATCATTCTCAATCTTATTCGTCCCACACGCAGTCCAACTTTCAATTCCGCTATCAAACGTACCTTTCCCGGGGTCCATAATTTTTCGGCTCATTCCATGATCCCGGATGTAATGGAAATCATCCTGTGTACCCCAATTGGTTTCATCCACGCCTACACCATCCAAATGATAATCATTACCAGAAACGTCATAAACTTTTGTTCCTACGCCTTCGCAGAGAGGATATTCTACAATATCTCCATGTTCAGAAACTGCTTCATTCCATGTTTTTACAGCACTAAAAACTTTAATGTTCCAAGCGCACCCTGTAAAAGACCAGCTTGTCGCTTGAAATAATCTATCGAAAAGAAAATCCTCATTACTAGAAAGTGTCTTCTCAGATTCAACTAATACATCGTCTATATAAAGATTTAATGCCGTATCGTTTCTTGTAACTAATACACGATGAAATTCTCCATCGTCTAATATGCCTGTTACTAGCCACGCTACATTCACACCACCACTAAAATAAATTAAATATCTATTGGTATGATAATAATATAAAGAAGAATCCTCTTTCACACCAGAAGATACAAACATTGATGACGCTGCATTAGTTATACTCGAAACTTCAAAATATATTGAATGTGTTTTACTAATATTTTTATCGGCAGCAGATGTAGATGCATACGCCGCCGCATCTCCATGAAAGCAAGCAGCATCCACACTAATACCATGATATTGAGCCTGACCGGCGTATACTAGATCGTTGCCTAAACAGTCTAAAGTTGGTATAACGCCTGACGACATATCTGGCGGGACCTCATCATAAGTTACATTCTGATTATACCCATACTTATTCATGAGACTCTGCATCATCAGCTGTTAAAAGTCTCTTGATAACACGAACATCCCGAATGCTTGGACCATTCCATATATTTGATACACCAGATCCACCTACAGCATTTCTAGCTCCTATTGTAAACTCCCAAGCAGGGCCCATAATATCCATTGTCTCACCAGTAATGTCAAGAGTAGAACCTACATGTACACCATCTTCATATAACTTAACTTCCTTACTAGTATTATCTATCTGCAAAATATAATGATGCCACTCTCCATCGTCCTTACCAGAAGTTCCGTAAATACTACGAGAACCACCAGAAGTATTAATAATAGCCCTTACTTGATTACCACTAGTATTCCATAGTATTTCATAACTACCCTCACGCACACCCGCAACGCCCTTTCCAGCAAGACCATGATAAGCAGACACGGAAGTTGCTCTTGTCCATATACTTAAACTAAGATCTCCATTATTTACTTCCAATTCATTACTAATCTCAGCATACTGAACATAATTTGTTCCATCACCTTCATAAGCCCTACCTGGAAAAATCTCCCCATCTAATAATTCTCGGTCCTGCTGACCATGCTTATCAGTGACATACGAATCTCTTGGAACTCCACCAAATAACCAAATGGCGAGTGCATTCTTGATTGTGCCGGATAGGCCTACCTTCTTACGCCGCCTGAATCCCCCTACACGAACAGATCCGGATGCAAGTTGCACACCGGTAAATTTCGTATGGGCAAATATTCTCTCCCCGGCAGATTGAACTCCGGATACATTATGACTGGTTATGGGTGTCGTTATCCCGGCCTCATTAATTGTGGTAAATACTGCATCTTCCAGGATCTCAATAACATTACCCTCAACGGCAACTAAATCAGTTCCTGTGATTTTCTTTGATCCGTATTTTGCTGTTCTCATATACATGCTATTGTCACCCCCCCCCCCGGGGTATGTACGTCCTCATTATTATTATTATTAATAAGCCATTTTCGAATTATATTCGATAATATCCTTCATCTTCTTCGTATCCAGCTCTGCTAATCTTACCTTGGCTTCATACCAGGCTCCATTCATTCCGTACTCATCCAACTGCATGGAAGCATCCGTTTGTACGGTACGTAATCTCCGGTTCCCTGTATCATTAACTTTCAGAGTCCGGGCAGCTTTTTCTACTACCCACAAAGTTACGGCTTTTAATGCAAACGGCGGAATTATTTTTATTTCATCAATATCCAATGCTGATGTGGCATATCCTTTGAACCCAATCCGAATATAATCAAAGTATTGACATGCATCAGATAAGTGTATGATACCTGCATCTGTATTGAAATAGTAGGCACTGGTCGGTGACTGTTGTAAAGTACTGACCTTGAAGAAAGGATCAGTATAATTATATGGATGGTTATTAGCCGTAAATCCAGTATTGGATAAACTACCATCAACATATTCTCTCCCGCGAGTCTCAAAATTGCGCTTCCAATAAACATTCTCCTGATACCCAATAGCGTCCGGAGTTCCGGTGTATATCCACATATTCTCAATGTTGAATACCCCCTTCGGAATAGGAAGTTTTAAATCATCTGGCAGTTCAATATCCCGCGTAGCGTCAATAAACATAGCATCGAAAGACAGTTCATCCAACGCCCGTTTAACAGTTTTTCGGTACCATCCTGGGGTCAGTTGTTGCATTTTTGGATCACCTACTTCCAGGCAGGCATCTGCAATAACCTCCTTTATACTGATTAGATCTTCGTATGAAAAAGTCATGATTATATATCTTTTTTAGTGACAACGTTAATAGCTGCATCCTTCCTCATCTCTGTATATTCCTGAGGCAACTTTTTCACAAATAAACCCATGGCCAGCACTTCAGCTTTCACCTGAGGAATCAATTCCTGAGGTATGTCAAATTCTTGATCAAGATCCAGGTCAGCGTCTGCTGCCTGTATATTAGTATATAAACCAGCCTCTACTGTTGTGAGATCAATTTGTTCACATCCCAAAAAGTATAACCGGTCATCAGATCGGTAGTAATAAGGATCACTTGGTTTGGGTTTTTCTTCATCACTCATATACAACCTCCTGGATTCTGCGGGGGTTGTCCTGGTAAATTGCACACTGGTAAAAGTAGGACTATCGGGATCTAGAGCAGCCTCATAGCTAAGGTACTCAATACCACCATCTTCATCAAAATCATAAATGGACGCGGGCAAAATACAGTAATTTCTACCCGTAGTAGGATCAACAAGGGCACTAATGGATGGGAAGGTAGTAAGAAACCGTCCACTGCTACCCTGACTTATATGAAGTTTTCTGAGTCTATCTCCATGCAGTATGACCCAAAAAGCCGCCTGGGCCGGAGAGACATCGGCATCCGGAAAATTCTCCTTGATCGATCTAAGAACGTCATAAACTACTTGTCTTAATGTTGCGTTTGTGGCCATGATTACCTAAATAATGATACTAATTCTTGAACGTCCTTATCGGATATCTGCCAAGCAGCTTGAGCTTGAGGCCCTCCCTGTATCATAATATATTGATATGCTTTCATCAATACAGGTTGATATAATACATAAGGAAATTCTACTTCCGATTCTTCGGTTGTTACTATGGCAGGCGTCCGAAGATGAATCACCCCTACCTTTGCAGCTACTGGAGCTGGCCGTATAACCAAATATTGCGCTGGAGTTCCTTCCGGATCAATGGTATTTATGTGCGTATATGAATACATATTAATATCCGCCGCTACTCCAGTATATCCTGGCTCGAATGGATCGTCATTTACGCCTCCAGAATCAATAAATGGTATAAATTTTGCCAGCCGGGTTCCGGCCATAACATAATCAGTTGTACCACTTATAACTGGAGCCGGATCTACGCCCACTAATCTCCAAAGTCTCTCACCTGTAAATAATGGGTTAGTTAATGCAACTTTTACCGCGTCCACTCCAGGCATAGAAGTTGGAGTGAATAAAAGTCCATACAGCAGCTCACTGAAAATGGTAGGAGCAAGCACGCCGCGATCGAACGCTTGATCGAACGCGGACATGATATATCTTACAGCCGCATTAATAGCCGGCTGATGGTCATTCGCAAAACTATACCTTTCGGAATTTTCGTCATCTAACAAAAAATCCAGATCGGTTTGCAAATCAGATGCAAGGATCATATTAGTCACTTGTTGGTTGGCTCAGCAACCTTCTTCTCTCGATATCAGTCTGCAGCGATTTCGCTTGACCAATATATTCTTCAGCATATATTACTGCTAACATCCTTCGTAAGTCCTTAATACCTGTTGATTCAATATTCTTGACACCTTTCTGGTAGCAAGTATTAATAACAGACTCGTCTTTCATGGCTATTACCTGGGCAGCAGCCTTTACTCTGAACTCACTATACACCGCGTCAGCTGACATGGTTTGATTCATGCTCTCAAAGAATTCGATCCCGTAAAGGGGATGCTCCCTCAGAAACTTAATCTCGCCCTTCAGATGCGTTGTAAAAGTACAGGAGTTAACAATAGTCTCCTCATGGCCTTCCTTACGCCTATCACTAGACGCATACTGAAGCTTAATCAATTTGTATGGAGGCATTACCTCCACTCCCTTGTGATTAAGGTATGAGCCGATTACATAATAAACTCGTCTCGATGAAAATGTTACACCTTCCTCCTGGTAATCATTTGGCGGAACAGGTTTATACCTGATCTTCTGACCATCCTGGACGGTTTGTGAAAACATCATCTGATCCGAAAGAAGTTTCAATTGAGCCTTTACAGCTTCAAGTTCCATATCCTTAGAATCAGGTGTTACAGCTACTGGGGCCTCCACTGTAGGAGCCTCAGCCTTCGCTTTCTTCAATTCGTCGATCTGCTTTTGCAGGTCTTCGTTTTTCTTTTTCAAATCCAAGGCCTCTTTCCTGGCCTTGATGTCATCCGCTGAAAGCTGGGCTTTCGGTGCGGGTTTAGCTTGCGCTTTTTGATTCGCCATCTTAATTTTACTTTATCACGTTGTTATAAAAAGAAGTGAAGGGGCGCTATGCCCCATCACCTATATCAATCCTTATTGAGGATTATGAGCAGTGTACAGATCACCTACAATACCAGTGGTATCCATGTAGAAAGATGAGAGCGGGTTGTTGAACTTCATGCTCAGCATACCTTGAACCCACCATTCTGTGTAATCTTGAATAGAACCATACTGTCCCTTAGGAGCAGTTTGTCCCAGTTCAATGGACTGGTAACCGGTCATACATACTGGATGTATAGTCTCGGTATCCAGAACAAAGATACGATGTTGCCATGTAACCGGGAAGCACGAAACTTCTTTGAACAATTCTGTAGATACAGGAACGAAGTTCATATCTCCGATCTTGTAGATACTCAGGTTCAGGTCACCAATACGATCATCCGGACGATAACGCAGACCGGTTTCTTTCCAGGCCTTAGACAATTCATACAGAAGCGCGTTCTGTGCAAAAATGAATCTTACTCCACCTTCAGATTTGTAATCGGTTTCAAAAGCCAGAGCTTCAAAGGATTCCTGTAAGGTAGCCTTGGTTACTCCAGAAGCAGAAGCAGATCCAGCAGCAACCATGGCCGGGAAAATTCCCTGCATAGTCATTGCCTTATAAGGAGCAGAACCATCAGTACCAGGTACTGTGATATTTACTTCGCCTCTCATACCATTCCACAATGAAATGAACATATCTTGAAGTAACAGATCCATCTGTTCTTTCTTGTCCAACTGGAAGTAATTGGTATTGGCAAGGTTAGCAAATTTCTGCATTTCCTTACGACTCCAACGCTTATCACGATGCATTAACTGGATGTAATTGTATCTCTCAATTTTGGACATCCTATCGTAATGAGTCAGAAAGTTCTGACCATCAGCGATAACTGAAGTCTGGATAGCAAAATAATCATCTTCTGCAACAGCAGGAAGGTTAGGAGCACCATTAAACTTCTGAACGGTAATTGTTTCTGTGCCGGTATTAACGACTTTAACAATACCTTTTGAGTTGTCAGGATAAACAATAACCTTATTGATGGTCACATTAGCGGTTCCGCCTGTAGTCAAGACAATGTCTTGAGTGGCACCACCAGCTACACCAGCAGAAGCCTTAAGAGCTACACGCCCAAAAGTTTTCTCCAGGTAAGTGAATACATCATTAGCTTCATATTGAACGGGCTTGTCCATAAGCAACCGCAGAGCGGAATACTTCTTGGGTACCGCGTCAAAGATCTCGCGAGCAATCGCTCTGCGAATCAGAATAGTCTCGTCATAACTAAATTCCGTGGCATATTCTGAACCTATTGGTTGTAGATTCCATGGAGCCGGCGCATGAACCGCTGAGGGTTGTACCGGTGATGGGGTTGCTACATAGGAATTTGGATTGTTGAAAGGATCAGCCATTTTCTTAAATATTATAAAAAATTAAACACTCATATTAATTAACCACTCACGTGCATAAAACTCGTTTCCTTCTTAACTGTTTCAGATATTACATTTTCATCTGCACCACCTGATCCTCCAGCCGGCATCGGCCTCTTATCACTATGTTCAAGGATTTCTTCTCGGGCTTGGGATACTCCCTGGTTTTGATATCGTGCAACAATGTCCGCAATGGTATGCTGCTGCGCCAGGATAGCCTCCTTACCGTATTCTTGCATTGCAATACGCTCTGCCGCCTCGGGCTTGTAAGTATAACCGTCTCCATTAAACAATGTGTTCTGCAAATCCGCCGTCATAATGTCTCGTATCCGCTTAATCTCGGCCTCACCCATACCAGGGTTGTTGGTCCTCAGCAGCTTGATAGAGTTTTCTACAGATTGGTCGAAGTTTTGCTGCGCCAATTCTGTGGAACGTTTGGTTTGCTGAATCTGTGCATTGTAAGATGCTTGATCAGTTTCATACTTGGTCTTAGCCAAATCTTTCAAAGCATTGTATTGCCCTTCGTCCATCTCCTTAAATTCATCCTGGGTCCTCTTTGTATCACTGTAATGATTAATCATATCATTAATTTGATAATTGGAGAACGACCTGGAAAAATCTAAGGCGCCACGATTAGCGATGTTCTGGATTAATTGTGTATAATCCTGACCTTTAATCGCGGAGTCTAAGATTAACGATACCTCATTAGGCAACGATTTCAAAGTACGTTCGTAATTTTCAATTTGTTTTTGGAGCCCTGTTAAATGCTCAAGTTCCGTCTTCAATTTGGCGTGTTCTTTTATAACGCCCTGAAGATCATTAACTTCCTTAAGTTCAAGGTTATTAACCTTGGCAAAAGTTTGAACATCCTCAAAAGATTGAAGGGTTACTTCTCCCTTTTCATCCTCCTTAACTCCAAATGTCTTCTGTCCAAAAGGCGTCTTAACCGTAATTGGCTCCACCTTCTTGTCTGGCTTGGCTGCCTCAGCAGCTGCTGCCTGTTGTGCAGCCTGATCTCCTCCTCTAGGCTGTACTTTCTTTGGCTCAGCAGCCGCTGCTGCTGAAGCTGTTTTTTCTGGAGTTGCTACTGGAGCTACTCCTTTTCCGGCGATTTTACCCAACTTATCGCTTGATATTAAACCGCCTGCGGCTTCTAATGCGTCCCCGCCGCTAGGTGTTTTCTCGTCTGCCATCTCAATTAAATTTATATCACGTTATTTTTATTTAGACTAATTCCAAACAAATGTACATATACTTTTAGAACCTACCAAAAAAATATTACTGAGGTTGTTTGGCCGTAGCCTTTATTCCTTCACTTATTAACTTAGTTGCCCGATCTTTATCCTTTTCTCCAGTCTCCCTTGCTTCATCTCGGAGTTGTTCCTGGTAAAGAACTTGACCGGTTTGTTGGTTAGCCTGGGCTTGTATTTTAGCCTGGTCTTCAGCTGCAGCTGCTTGCTTCTTCTTAAGCTCGGCAAGCCTTCTATGAAATGCCCTCAATTCAGCCAAAGCTTCCTCATCGGTAGCTCTACCTGTAAGTATAGCCGCAGTCTCATGGTCTATCAGACCGTACTGGAGCCATGCCAGAGTTCTTTGATCAACATACAATCTTTCACTATCTGGATCTATAGTACGAATAAGGCTAGTTCGGAACTGCTCATGTCTCATATCCTTAGAGATCTTAAGAACTTCTGCAGATTCTTCTCCTACAGCATCCACCAATGCGACATCCATATCTATATAATATCTTTTACCAGAGGTAGCAATATTCTGATAACATCCAGAAAAGATAGAATTAATTGCAGCATAGAAAGGCTCCTGCATAATAGACCCTCTCTGGATAGCCAGTTGCATAACGCCTACCAGCTGATCCGGATTCTGTTGCCCTTTCAATCCTTCATTCACTCCACTGATCTGTTCAATACCCAAACGGAAATTCTCAATAAGATTTGAGAACACCAGGGTGCTTTCTTTAATTCCTGAATCATATTTTCCTACAGCGTTATTAACACCGCGAGCATGGCCCCGGACACCAATTGGTTCTCCACGTTTTATTTTAATTGCAATCTCATCCTCAGATCCCAAGTCAAATAAATCTTTATCAAATATCACACCGGCTCCACCAGCGTTATTAATCTGGTTCTCCATAACAGACATAAATCTGTTGATCATTCGCTGAGGATTAATAACAACATCAACAGGCGCCATGGCTTCTCCATCCATATATGCCCAGGTTCCTATTTTGTATGGGGGCATCATATTGGTTGGCATGTAAAGATCTGGCTCCTGGTAAGGAATAACTCCATAATCCAATACAATATCATTGGTGTCTTTTGTTGGATCTTTAAACGACGCCGATAAAATTTCATGTGGAATGAATTTACAATACCTCCAAAGATCTACCTGGAGGTCCCTGGTAGATCCCCCACGAAGTACCTTCTTCTGATATGGAGTAAGCTGATCATATGGTACAACATCAGCTTTAGTGTATCTGATTTCGTCTTCTCCTTCATATATATAATTAAGCCTTTCCAAAACTCTTTGTCCAAATTGGTCCACAACATATCCAAATGTATCCACAACTGTGTCTCTCCATTTAGTAGTATAAACCGGGACCCGATGCCTAATATCAAAGGACTGCCCTGTGGCCTGTGTGCCTATAATTTGTGAAACGTAATGCTCTATCGCTTGTTTCTGCAATAAGGATAAAGTTTGATGTTGCTCATATACATTGGTCGCCAGAGCGTAATCAAACTCATAAAAAAATTCTGCGTCGGATAAATCTTCTTCAATAGCTCCACGGTCCCATCCAAATCTATCAAGCAAGACCCGGCGGAATTGCCACTCACCATTGTATGGCATGGGCTCTACGATACCCATACCTCCAAGAGCTACGTCCAGGGCTAATTGTTTCTTAAACCGGTCAAGCTTTGCTGTCTTTGCAACATATCGTATTAGACGATTCATTGCAATAACATAAGAATCAACCCAGGTATTCTCAAATTTTAAGGCTATATCATCTTCATTCTCCCCGGTTAAATAACCTTGCCGTTTAAGATAATTTCCGAATTGCGGAGCCAGTTCAGCCGCATATCCATAGGCTTGTAATCTAGCCAGAGATTTATCTCTCCGGCTTTTCGCCATGGGCGATATAGCCTGTAATTTTACATCAAAGGTCATCCGTTCTGCATTTCCACGATATTGTTCAACCATAGGCTGGATGAAATTCCGGGTTACTTTGATACGGTTACGATCCTGACCACTCTCATCTTTGAAGAAAGCCTCCAGATCCTCCTTGACGACCCATTGCTTGTTTTTGTAGAAATTAAGATTCCTGTGATATTTATCAACATGTTCACGTTGTTTCTTACCCATCCCCTCTCCCAGGACCCATCGTCCATAATCAACGTGGTATTTTTCTCTCTTGGCCGGTTCCGAAGTTTCTATCCGGTTTGGTTTAAATTGTCTTGTTTGAATTAAATGAAGCATGGCTTATATTTTATTCTTCAGTTTGCCCTTGATACCAGTCCCTGGAAAATGATAGGCTTTGCTCGTCTTCCTCCTCGCTCTTTCCGGATATACCGAATCCTTCTTCCATTTTCGCAATCAAGCCTGGTAGTTCCTGGGCAATCTTAGTTGTTGCATCTACAAATTTCTTAACATTAATCTCTCCGTCTTCACCAGTATATTGAGTTTTATCGCACAGATCCTCATAATTTGCCAGGATCTTGGAAATCATTAATCTAGCCTTACTTCTTATATTCGGCTCAATTCTTGCCATCCGCTCCATAGCCACAGCAATTTTTTCCGGAAATCGTAATGTCAAAAAATCATCTAGTAGGCTTTTGGCCGGCGTATAGTTTGATCTTTTGAGCGCTTCCTGGCATCTTTCCATATCGTTCTTGATACTAGCAAGATCAGAAGTAGGGTTAGCATAATACCAGACAAATTGTAGTTCGATAGCTGTTAAAGTCTCAAACTCCCTAATGCGTTTCAGCTCCGGGTAACGACTCCGATATTCTGCGGGCCTGACGTTGTGGGGATCGAAAATCTTCTCTTTCCTCATATTGATGCATGTTATTAATTTCCTTCACAGGAACCCGGATCAAATTAAAATCCGCATCCCTGACCAATTTATATCGAATCCTAGTCTTCGAGAACTGACTATTCAATCGATAAGTTCTCATATGGGAACAAGCAATTCGTGCTATGTATGCATATGTAAGCGCATCCAAAGCATCATCATAATGCATTAACTTGTTCAACGGTTCCCAGGTTTCTTTCCCGGTTGCCGACATTTTATATGCAAAGGTACTCAATTGATCGAAGAAAACCGAAATATAAATATTATGGTGATAGTTTCTAAATACTTCCGTCATATATTCTATGACGGCATCTGCTCGTAATCCCTTCTTATCCAGACCAATATCCCTGGTACCTCCTTGAACTTTGGCCGGGAGTTGTGTATTAAAGATCAGCGAATTCAGGAACCCCTTACTCTCTTTATAGTCACTATAGTTGGTTCCAATGTTCGCTTCAATAAGTTCTTTTACTCCTAATTTTACTTTATTTTCTACATCATAGTATAATCCTAACAATACAACTTGTAGGAATGCATACTTATGATCATGCTGTTTTCTGAAGTTCACTAAAGCAGGACAAGTTTTTAAATGATCATCCCATATTGCGCTAGACATTTTTGAATGCCCAGTCTCTGTAGCAATGGGGTCTGTTCCTTGCCAATACCTATTAACCCAAAACTGCTCCGGTTTTTGAAACATCCAGGTTGTAGCCTTGTGATCATGATCCGGATCATCCTCATCGAGAGCAACAAATCTCGCATCAATGATACGATATGGAACATCACTCTCTGGAGGCATGGGATCATCATAATCATAGATTGGTTCAAAATATCCCAGCGTAGGCCGGGCCCTGGGTCCCATTAGTCGACATCTTTCCAATCCTCCTTCTATAATTTCCCTAGACACTAAGGTACTTGAGTTACTCAAGAACATATCCTTGAAGCTGGATGGATAGTGCTGATGGAACTGGATTTTTGATGTCTCCAGATCAATATCTCTTTCCTTGGATCTAGACCCATAATACCAAGCTTTCTCCTTTTCGTATTCCTCTTTATTCAACCTGCTGTGCCAGCTAAAGAATAAGGGAACGAATCCGGATTCAAACTGTTTGGCTTCCCATAGACCTAAGATCCGGTACCATTCTTTCTCATAAGCTCCCTTACCTTTGTCCATTTCACCACCAGTACCCCACATCCAAATCTGACGCCTGAGTGTAAACTTGCCAGTCTTTGGATCATTCCAGAACATGGTTGGCCTTGCTTCATTCAGCATGGGACCAAGTATACCAATGTTTCCAATTTCATCCACCAGAGCCAGCTGTGGAGATCCACCATTGATTGCGGTTTTCTTGGGGGCAACCACATCCACCCTACTATTTGGGTATCCTCTCTTACCTTTCCCAGGTTTATCTGATAACCAAAATCTGGTACCGCTATCTGATTTTACGGGAGGCTGCAGCCATCTAGGCAGGGCCCCGAATGGATATTTTAACTTATCGGTGAAGATCTCCTCAACGGTATCCTTATCTTCGGCTATGAACTTAATATAATAGTTATTGTGTATCAACATCATTTTCAGGGCTATGATACCCATGGCTGATGTAAAACCAATCTGTCTACCCTTACCACCTATCACATTATAGCGACAATCGAATAGATAGTATATAACGGCATGATGTTCTTTTGCATAGTACTTCATCATACCAGAAATGGCATCCCCTTCTTTGAGTTCACCATATTTGTTTGCAAAGTATAAAGTATTTTCCTTAATACGGTTTCGCTCCTGGTTGGTGTATTCCCGCTTAGAATCATCATCCTTGTAATTGGTTATATTATCCTTCTCCTGGAGCCAGCGATAGGCTTGTGCTTTATATTTTTCAAATTTGGGATACTTTATGGCTTGAGGAAATGGGCCATAAGTAATAGAATTTATCCAATCAATAAAATCTTGTTTGTGGTATAAGTTACTTTCCGGAAGCCAGTCCTCCTTTGTAATCCCTGGTTTGAATCTTGCAAATTCAGCCGGCTTACAAAAGGGATCATTTACCCAACGCTTTACTTTCTTCTGTTGGATCTGCTGGCTGGGGGTCATCTTAATAATGGTAGGTCCTTCTTTGATATAGCCCTCCCTGGTCAACACTTCTATCTGTTGACGATTTAAAGTACCCTTTTGATACTGTTTATGTAGAAATGTAAGGTACCGCGTTTTTGCAGCATCCTTAGCTGAAATAGCCACGACCTATCTAATTATACCGCGTTCCTGCATCTGCCTCAACATAATTAACTGGCTTTCCAGAAAGACGACTTTTGACTTAAGCATCTCCACGTACTCCAATGCAGTCTTTACCGCATTTCGGTCACCTGGAGTATTATCTAATTTTGATAGCGCCTCTGGCAGGGTGGAAAAATCATTTGCACCTATATCATCTGCAGGTATATTTCCCACACAAAAATCAATTATCCCATCGAGATAATCTAGTACATCAATTTCCATGCCTTGATTTGCCATCTATATGTAAATATTATAAATACGGTTCGTACCGCTTATTGTAATTCAATCCTTTAAGTTTTCTGCTACGAGCCAGTCTAATCCCAGCATCCGTTATTTCTAACGGGATCTCCCTGGTAACAGCTTCTTGGTGTTTTGGTTCCTTCAACTCTGTAAACGGACCAAAAGCACTAAAGTTATTATTATATACTTTTTCTAGCACCTCACGCTTGTTCTCCGCCAGAACCTGGTGTACCGGCTTCGGATCATCTGTAAAGATAGATGATTGACCGTTGCTAACAAATAAATAATCAACCCCCATACCAAGTTCTACATATCTCCTAAGTATAGTTGAAATATCTTCATTATCTATGTATGAACGCTCTTTTATAATCTCTAACAATTCCCCAGGTAATCTAATGGAAGTGCTGGTCAACACAGGTTTAGAAGAATAATTAAATTCGTAACTGTTATTGTGCTGAATATTATAAAGTTTATGTGTCTTCTGGTACTCCTTTATCGCCTTCTGTTCCGCACCTAAAGCCAAAGCTCTAGTCCGATGAGAGGACAAAACCTCTAACGTGAAAGCCTCCTTACCATGCTCAGCAATGGCCTTCTTGATCTCTTTTCCCGATCCTAGATAGCCATCCCATTCCTTTCCAGTTTTATGGCATCCTATATATTTCATACCATTAACCGAATTGGTCACTACATAAACACAATATTGTTTTCCGTCTTTCACATTACAAAGATACAACAAATAAATTTAAGAACCAAATTACATTGTATTACATTGTGTTAACGTTGAGATACAGCAAGTTACAGCAAAATCTTGTCAGATATATCGTAAACTTTTCTGAAATTTGCCCCTCGCGCGAGCGCACACATACCTACGCGGGCGTGTCATGGAATTAAGAGAAGACTACTAGGGTCGTAATATATAATCCCCTACGGGGATAATTATATATTACTCCCTAATCTAGTTATAAAAGAATCAATGGCTAAAGTTGAAAAAGAATTATTTTTAACATTTGCTTGCGTATCTCAGAAATTGTTTATACCTTTGCACATAAATTCAAATCTATGGCAAAAACACAATTTGATTTAGAGCTGTATCACCAGATGTACCAGCTTTACAAAATCTCACAAGAGCAAGGCGTGAAACTGTATGCTGAATCCCTCAGTCACCATTTTGAAATTCCTGACCGTACAGCTCGGTATTATTTCTTCATGGTTGAAAACAATTACCGGATGAACGACCAAAGCGGTCAGGAGAATCGTCTGGTCATTCCTGATATCCATGCACCATTTGTCAAGGAGGGGTTTCTGGAACACTGTATGAAAGTCTACCATGACTATCGGTGCAATAAAGTGACATTCCTGGGAGATATCCTGGATAATCATTTCACTTCATTTTGGAAAACTGACCCTGATGGATTATCAGCCAAGGATGAAACTGAGCTGGCCATTAAGATTCTTCAACCATGGTACAATGCATTTCCTGATGCAGAGATTTGTATAGGTAACCATGATGCTAGACCCAGGCGTCAGGCATTTGATGCAGGCATTTCTGAAAAATGGATCAAAGATTATTCCGATGTTATTGAAACCCCTGGATGGGTATGGGATGATTACTGGGACCATTATGATGTCCGTTATACCCATGGAGATGGACCAGGAGGGGCTGTTAATGGTGCCTTCAATCGAGTACTCCACTGGAGGATGTCTACCGTACAGGGGCATTGGCATACTAGTTCTTATATCCGTTGGAGTGTTTCCGAAAAGGATAGATTATTCGCATTTCAATTAGGATGCGGAATGGATTATAAATCTTATGCTGCCGCCTACGGTAAAAAAGCACAAAAGAAACCAGTGATTGGATGTGGTGTTGTTCTGGATTATGGCAGAATCCCGATTCACCTCCCAATGTATCTGTAATTTAGAATCATTTTAAATAACTATCCTTATTGCACAGGTCAGAAATTTACTTTAACTTTGTAAAAGTTCTTTGAGATCGATATTTCGAAACGTGTTTGGACCGGGGTTCGAATCCCGCATCTCCACTAGAAAAGTCCAACCGGCAGCTATCTCCAGAAATGGTAGTGTCAGTTCGGCTCTGGCCTTGGGGGATGTCTGAGTGATCTGCAGAGAGTCTACTTTGAGGAAAGTAAAGATTCGCAGATTTAAGCTCGGGCTTCCTCCCCCCTTGTTCACGTTACGTGGACATTGGAAGAAATTGAACATATGGGGATGAATGTTTTGACAGCATGGTAGTAGGGTATCAGGAGAGAACAAGCCAATTAACAGGCGAAAATGTTATTCAAATGGAAACTGTCCAGCTCAAGGTAGCTGCATAGATTCCGCCCGGGGTCCCTTCGGGGGCTTCCCGGGTTAGCTTAAAACGTGATAAATGAAAAAAGTAATCGAATTATTTCAAGGTCGTGCCAGATCGATCACATCCTTTTTGGATAATCTGGACATCAATGCTGAAACTGTAGCAAAGATTAACAAATTGGGAGAGAAAGCCTTTAAGATCTACAATGAACTTCACGGTACAATAAAAAATGAGGAGGAGTATAAAAAACTTTCTCCCATTGAACAACAAGCTTTACATGAGAATACCCGAACTTATGCCGAGCTGCTCACCGCAATGAATCAAGAACTTGCCTACCTTTTACAATCCAAACATCCACTCGCCCTTGGAGATTGCCTGGGTAAAATTACCGAAGTCAATATGCTATTTGATCATATAATCGATAGATGGGGAGGCCAGGATGGAAAATTCAAATATTCTACCCTCAAACATGTACGTGAAAAAGGTTGGGAAAAAATAAAGTACAAAGATAAAATATTCAACCTGAGTACCGAACTGGATCTGCTCACTGAAGATGTTGGGGCCCAACTTAATGACAATCCAATACTTATGGAACCTACGGAAAGAACTGTATTGAACGACATTTATGTGTCCCTTGTTGTAGCACTGGCGTGGCTTAATAGTGAGTATGATCGTATTGAAAAAGAAGGGATGCCTGAAGCGAGAGAATTTACACTCCCTGAATTACAGGTACCTAAAATACCTGAAGACGGTGAAAAGGATCAGCCAGAAAAAACTGAGGGATAATTCTCTCGCTTTTTAAAACTATACTAATGAGCAACAAAGACGTACCAACAATTCCAAGATACCGTGTGACAGTTCATTTATTCTATGTATCTGAAATGGGTATCACCACTCAACATCATGTTAAGAAGTTTTTATTGTTTAATGTTGAATATTCAGAGATACCACATGTTATAGAGAAAATTTATGTGGAATATTATGGCCATTATCTCTGGCATGAGATTAAATCAATAACAACCATTAAGGACGAAGTTTATATAAATGGAGAATTGAAATGAAAGGTTATTGGGAACACATACAAGGAGCCAGGGACGTTCAAACGTTTGCTTGCGCTGACTACAGAATGCTGATCATCCCATCCCTTCAGGATGAAATGCATCATGTCATCATTGAGAGGGCAGAAGAAGGAATTACTCTTAGGTGTCTATTAACAAAAGAAGCCATAGAGGAAGCCTATGACATCAAAATTTAAGTGTTGCGTCTGCCACAAGGAACACTATGGCCTGCAGTTTTATAGATGCAGGGGATATTTTTATCATATAAATAAATCAGAGCCTTACACTTGTGAGTGTGGCTCGAAATCATTTATTCAAAAAGATGCCTAAAGGTTACATTAAATTGCGGAACAAGTTTATCCGGGAAGGATATAGCCGCAAAGAAGCAGAGAAAAAAGCTGCCAAGATTTGGAATTCCGAACATAAGGGTGACGAAACTGTTGGTCGCGGCAGAGATTAAATTACATACCGCCCACTGAGAAATAAAATGAGTATAGATCACGAAAAATTAATCAAGATGTCCAAAGGACATACCATGTCTGGATCATCCTTACGTAGGCCCATGATTCCTGGTTGTACGTTTCTTGTTAAAGGACGATATAGCCTGGAAGGTACCTGGTACAGAGATATTCAATTTATTACCTCAGGTAAACCGGAACAACATCCATTATTATGAACCAAATGGAAAAAGATAGAACTTTTTGCCAGGGAAACGGATGTGAGGTGAAAGAGGAGTGTGGACGCTACCTTGAAAAGCCTTATTACTTGTATACTTCATTATTTCCTAAAACACCCGGACACGACAAAAGTTGCCCGTACTATTTAGAATCCCTATAAATAAGGCGAAGCCTTTTTTTATCTCGAAATAAGTTACTAACTTTGTAGGGAATTACAAAACATGAGTTACAAAATGTAAATTAAAACACAACATAATGAAAAGAAAATGGACCTTACAACTAGCGACCTTCATATTGATGATGGTCTTGTTTATCCTAACAGTTAACAACTGTGCAGCTCGAACTGAATCGTACAAGATTGTTGGTATAGGGTGTACCATCAATGAAATGCCAATGCTTTTACCTATAACTACTGCTGCAGTATTTATTATCGATGATGAAACTGATATTATCGGTATTAAGATTAGTTCGGATGTTTCCTATATGTATCGTCTTAATAAAGTGATTGATACAGATGAGAATTCAAGATACAAGGAAGCCACATTCGAAGCTATTGATCTAGAGAGTCATCAATATTATATTAATTTTAGAATGTATAAATCTGGAGAAGTGCAAGTTACTATTGTAGATACAAATGCCACTGCTGCGGTAGTATTTTTTCTGGAGGTTAATAAGGTCGTTGATGATGAAAATGATATAGTAGCTTAAAACATTGATCTATCATGGCAATCTATTCAACGTTCAATCCATCTGCTAAGGATACTCATTTGATTCTGGATGAGTATTACATGGCTGTGATCAAAGATGATCCTGCATCTAAAAATGATGCCGGATTCCGGATGGCCATGGCTTACAAGGCCTGGGGTGATTATCACTTATATGAGATTCCTATATCAACTTGTATAAGAAAGAAATTTGAAAGTCCGAATGCCCATATATATCACATGCAATACCGCCGGCACCCGGCTTTGGAATGGGGTACAGATGATATGTCCAGAGATCATGTTACAGGATTACTTATACTGGCATACTTCGGCGTATTGGATAGCCGGCAGGGCTCCATGGCTCGCCTTAGGAATATGGTTGAACACTCCACCTGGAGGATCTCAAAGAAAGCCGTATTCACTATCGATATGTGGGCCTGGATGAAAGGAATACTTAACAATAGATGGAGAACATTGTTTTATGCCCTGGAGATCCCTATCATGATTTTCGCCTCTTGGTGGAATGCTTACCTGCTCAAAAAAGGTAACTTCACCTTACCCGAACTCAATCAAACGGACTTTGTGATGTCCAGGATCAATTATGACGTTACAGAGGAACAGGCCAGGCTCCGGGAGAAAATGTACCCGTATTACTCAGTTGAGACAGTAGCCTGGCAGAATTACATCAACCCTGATAGTCTAGGCAAGCGCTGGTTAAGTAAGATCATCCTGGGAATGACTGGGGAACATAATTACCTTGTACGGCTCCTGTGCGGAGATATGACGGTTACAAAGGAACAAGTCCTGATGTATCTTGACATGACCGGATCTCGTTGGGGAGTACTCCTGAATGAGGCCTGTCGCCGGACTGTAAGATTCTTAAGCTCCGAAGAATCCAAATATAATTGTTTAGAGGGAGATCTATTAATAACCATCTGGAATGAGGTTCATCCTGAAGACCAGATTGAAGAAAGATTGACGATATGACACATAAAATGATGCCTCTCAACCCCTGCCCAGGGGTGAACATAAGCGAAGAAGATATGAAGGAGTTGATCATACTCATACGCAAGGTTGGATGGGAAATAGCCCTGCTTAATACCGGTAATAGTGCTGATCTTGTAAAGGGCATGATCATCGGAAATAAGGACTATGTTGAATACATTTTAAGCGAATTACCATGAAAAAATTAATAACATTATTATTACTTGCAACTTTATTAAGTTGTAAATGTTATCTGCAACAGCCTTTAACACAGTTTATATATGTAGATTCTACCTGCACTGCCATCATTCCAGATTACCTTCCACTGGCGATTATATGGGATAACTGTGATGGTTACACTGTTACTCAAACTCCTCCGGCTGGGGCTTCTATGGAATCTAGCTATGGAGTTGTAACGATAAAAGTTATTGATGAATTTCAGAATGCGGATTCAGTAGTGTTTGATATTATCAAAGTTGATACTATAGCACCTACTATAACTATTGATACGGCCCTTTGGAATAACTGGGTTCCACCTATAGTGGACAATGATTCTATGATCCTAGTTACCATTACCGGACCGGGTAATGCAGGCTCCTGGGGATTTCTAACAAATCCAGGAAAGCATGTAGTAGTTATGAATGATGAACAATTTGATAAATATTGGGAACAATGAAAAAATATGTAATAGTAGATATTGATGGTACAGTTGCGATCAATAAAATACGACAACAGAACATTCTTGAAGGCCTAAAGACCACGAAGGTTGAGGAAATGCCGTGGGAGGACCTGTTTGATGGTTGTGAGAATGATTCTCCAATTGAGCCAATAGTCGGCCTAGTGAAAAAACTAAGTAATCATTATCAGGTAGTTTTCTGCACCAGTAGAAATATTGCCTTCCGGGACCGGACCAGGGGTTGGATCGATAGATTTACCGGTTTAAACCTGGCTCCTTTATTGATGCGGAAATCTCCAGATGATCACAGATCCGATACCATAGTGAAACCAGAACTCCTGGAGGAGGCCGGGATTACAACTGAAAATACAGCATTCATTATTGAGGATAAAAATTCTACGGTACAGGCCTGGAGGGATCTTGGATTTACCGTACTGCAGCCGGCCAATAACGAATATTAATTTGAAAGAATTCGCTAAATATCAACACATTGAACGTTTTGGCCATGATAAGGTAGCCGACATCAACCTAGGTCTTTGTCACATATTCTCAAAGATCGATGGCGCCAATGCCAGTGTATGGTTAGGAGATGATGGGAAGATACATGCCGGCAGTAGAAAAAAGGAGCTATCAGAGGAATTTGATAACCACGGCTTTTATAAATATATTACTCAAGACAAGCGCATAAGGGACCTCCTGAATGCCAGACCAGAGCTTCGCCTTTTTGGAGAATGGCTGGTACCACACACTTTAAAAATATACCGGTTTGACGCCTGGAGGAAGTTTTACGTATTTGACGTTACGTACTTTACACCAGAGATGGGGATTCGCCATATGCCATACGATATATACAAGGATCTCTTGGATCAGTATGAGCTTGATTATTTGGCTCCTATAGCTATAATCAAAAATCCGACCTATGATAGACTAGTGGATCTTCTTGATAAAACTATGGATCTCATCGAAGATGGGAAGGGGCCAGGTGAAGGCATTGTAATTAAGAATTATGATTTTATCAATCAGTATGGTAGAACTACCTGGGCTAAGATAGTTCGGGCTGAATTCAAAGAAGAATTCCACAAAGCCATGGGTCCTCCTAACATTAAAGAAAAGGGCATCCTGGAAGAAAACATAGCCAGGGATTATATCACCGAAGCTATGGTCGATAAGGTTTATGCTAATATCGTCAACGAGCAGGGAGAATGGAAATCACAATATATCCCTAGATTGCTAAGTACCGTATTCCATGATTTGGTTAATGAGGAGATATGGACTATTATTAAGAAGTATAAGAATCCGACTATTCACTTCGACATGTTATTAAAATTCACAATACTCGTAATTAAATCACTTAAATCTGACTTATTCTTAAAAAAATGATTATTAATATGGAAACAATTAAAATATTTTTGTGGGCCTTATGGATGACCATGGCTGTAGCCGGCTTGGGCTCCCTAATAGATATTGTACTTATCAAAAAGGGTCACTCAGATAAGCTGAAACCTAAATGGTTATGGAATTTGGTAGAAGGGGTTATAATTGCTAGTTTGATTTGGCTGAAATTTCCCGGCGCTATTCCATGGTGGTATTTTGCTTGGCTGCTGTTTACAGTGGTACCAATATGGTCAGCCCTTCATGATTGTTGGATAGGATTGGGCTTAGCAGGAGATCCCTGGTATCTTGGTCTAAGTAAATGGGACCGGAAGATGGCTGCTATATTCAACCAGTTCGGCGTTAGGCCGGGTAAACTATTTCTGTTATTTAAATTATTCTGGTTCGGTATACTTTCTGCTGGATTTTTTAGCTTGTAATTGAAATATTATGATTATCTTTGTAGTTGAACTATTATGATTATCTTTGTAGTTGAACTATTAATCATTTTTTATAAAATCTATGTACTATGTTTAGTTTAAATTTTAAGAAAAACCCGATCACTACTGTAGTAGGGGTCTTGTTAATCGCAGTTGGATTATTTCCATTTATTTTCCCTGGCAGGGTAACAGTTGATGAAGCTGAACAGTTGAAGGGCCTGTTGACCAACCTTGGGGCGAATGTGGAAAGTGTAATTGAAATCTTATTAGGTATTGTAGCCATCTTTGCAAAAGATGTAGCTGCCGTAGCCCAGGACTAAAGAGTTGAGTTTTTCCATATGCTGTGTTTTTACCCCCTCGGGCGCCCTGCCGGAGGGGGTTTTTTATTGAATGAATTTTTATTTGACATAGTATCGAAAAAAAGGTATCTTGCATACTTAGATCTGTAAATTTTTGATTATACGAAACCACATGAAAAAAATCCGTTTAAAAAAGTTATTGGTATTACCTGTGATAGCCCTTCAGAAATTGGGACACCTTTCTGTGCAAGTTGTGAAGACCCTTCAGAAATGTTTACATTTTTTTGTTAGGTTATGGCTCCGGATTAGAAAGGTAGTATTGATTTCAATGTTTTGTTTGTCGATCAGTTTGGGTGGAGTCACTTCTTATTGGTTATATCAGCATTTCAGTCAACCCCATGAAAAATATGTAGTATTAATATCTGGAGGTGAAACCAATTATGATAACAGAATGGTCCATTCAGAATACTGGTATGATTTAGTTATGACTTATAAAAGTTACATAGATCAGGGATACACCCATAAAAATATATTTGTGTTTTACGGCCAGGGGCCCGGCCATGATTTCGATAGCCGGTATGATCATTATGATATCGATACTTATTTTCCCGAAGTGGAAACTATTATTGATTACGATAATAGCTGGGAAACCATACAAAGCGGATTAAAAGAAGTTGATTTTTATGTCACCAAGCATGATAAAATAACTATTCAATGGGTCATAGGCCATGGTGGAGTACCCGACGGTTATCGGGGAGATGAATATAATTCGTATAGAGCTTATATTGAGGGAACCAACCAGTCTTATCACACAAAGGAAGAAATTTATAGGGCCATAAATCAGATTGATGATTTTAAACAGCGTGAAATATATTGGATGACTTGTCATGCTGGCTCAATGGCAGTTGGTGTAAATAAATTTTCCGACTTCCGTACAACTATCCTAACCTCATCTAGCTGGGATGAATATTCTTATTCATCTTGTCCAGGCGGTTATGATTATTGGTGGGGGGGAGGTGTTGGAGGATATCTGTCTGCTGAATTTAATTGGGTTCTATACGGAATCACACATAGACAATATTTTGATGGTACAGAGTATCCTTTCTATCATAGTAATTTGGAATATCCCATTACCCCTGCTAAAATGTATAATGAATTAAAGCATTCATCTTATATTACTTCACATGCACAAATTGGTGGGCTATCTCCAGACGCGGTATATTGCTATGTAGTGGATACGTTAGATGATTGGTATATTAAAGCAAAAGTTCCAATGCACAAAGTACAGCGTTTCTTTAAGCGTATATGGAAATTTCGGACTCATATTAAAGATACAATGATTTATTTTCTAGGATATGAGCCTATTAATCGTTAATTAAATTCCAATATAGGTAATCATACTACCGTTATTACAGTAATTTTACTGATCCTGTAACGTTAGACCTGGTAAAGCGGGGTTTATCACCACATAAGCAGTAAACTATTCAGGATAGTATTATTTTGCAATAAGTATCGGAATACAGTACTTTCCGCAAAATTTTTATAAAAAATCGATTTTAAGGCCTTCTAACGAACGATCTCCCCTTGAGTGGTACCATACCATTACCCAGGGGGAGATCGTTGACGTTTTCTGGAGAGGGGTCAGTCAGCTGGACGAATTTAGAATATGAACCTGAGCCAAGCGTAACGTTTACGATTTGACAAGTATTCGGGTACATGTTCAAAACAATTTGCTTCTCGCTCGAATGAAACGGCATCATAAGCTTTGTAATGGTTCCAAAGTAACATAAGCTTTATGATATACTCGATACTGTACCAAAAGTAAAATAAGATCCCTCCCATTTCCTTTTGCTGTTCCCAGTGAGTTTTCTCATGACGTACCAGGTCGTTATATAGCTTATAATACAAAACCTTGGTTTCCTTCCGTAGAAAGATCCCAAGGGGCCATAAACAGATCCCCCAGTACGCTGGACCAGGGAAGTTCTTTGTGTGGTAGATTTTCATACGAAATACATTATTAAAGCAAACATTACAAATATCGCCAAGAGCAATATCCAGTTCCACGGAGACGGAGGTTTAATTGGTTTCCGACGCCTCGATTTGATGTCTTGCCAGCCATCATATATATAATGATCACTGAATCCTATAAGTGTATGTCTCATACATCCTCCATTTCTTCCAGAATCTGTTCCGGATTTAATCCTTGTTCCTTCAAGTATTGATAGAATTTAGCCCGGTCCTGGTAATAATGATTGAGCCGGTACATAACATTATATAGGTAAAAGGCAACCACGACTAGTACGCCGTTAACGTTAGATCCTTTTACCTGGGAGAGAATAAAGAAGAAAATGACTGCCAACCAGAACAACAGATCTACCGTGTCCCGGAATAAACATTTGTAAAGTCGTTTGTTAAATTTCATTATTTAAAAGATTATCTAGGCCTTTGCCCGGGAAGTTTGAATATTTCTCTTTTGTTGGCGATCCACAATGCGGGCAGTGCTTCCAGGTGGAAGATATCGGCATTGTGCATACGTCGCACTTCTTGTCCATGGTTATCTGGTCGTCGTTCATCACCATTCACATTGATTTGGCTTGATCTCTACCTTGAAAGGTTCTCCGCCAGGGTTAATATTTTCTCCAATAACTAAGGAAAAGTTGGGGATAGACGTTATCTTATAGCGCTGTCCCTCATACTGGAACTCCTCGCCTATCCTAGGGACATGCGGGAAATTCTTTCGTTTCAAATTTGTTGATACCATAATTAATTTTTTATTATAATACGATTTAATTTTTCTGTTGTGTCAATCTGGAACCCGGCTGCCCCAGCATGGCCTCCTCCACCAAACTCCTTGCAAATGGTAGAAACATCAAGTTTACCATCACTGTATAGGGATACGACCCATTTCTTTCCAGTATAATGAAAGCAGCCAAAGAACTCCTGAGTATAACCAATATCGAAATTCGATGGATTAAATCGTGTAGCATTGACCATCAGACCTTTATGGCCTAGTATCTCGACGGGGAACGCATTCTTAATAGTCGATCCGGCTTCTGTTTTCAGATATCTGAAGATATTCTTTCCGGCAGTAATCCAGGTCTTAGCGCTCAGTGTTAGTAATTGAGCTGCTTCTTCCGGATTGGAAACATTGGCCCTGGCTGCATATTGGAAATGCATTACCTTTTTCTGTGTTTTTAGAGACTGCTTCATATGCCGGAATGAATCATACAACCCGGCCAAATGAACCCCCTCTGGCATTTCACCTTCATGGGTGTAGTCCCAGGTCAGCTCACAAGCAGCATATTCGGAATTCCTGATACCATTTACCAGGGCATATCCATGCTTTTCTGAATCCCGGATAGCGGAAATGTGATGATCAATCCAAATAACGTGACTTGGAAGTATTTGCATGGTTTCTGGATCGAATGAGATATCCACCAGGAATACCAGGTCGTAGTAGTAGAAATCAATAGTGTCCGGTACCGGATCTCCATAATCCCATCCCATCAGGGTAGTATCGGGATAACGGTCTTTCACTATGGCCGCACTGGTCCATCCGTCCAGGTCGCGGGAGTGGTAAAAACATAATACTTTCTGCTTATTCATTACGTTGTCTTTAAAAATAAATTATTATTAGAAAAAATTTCCAAAGGAGGTGGGCCGTATTGGCGGATACTCCATTCGTGATATTGTGGCTTTGGCTCCCGTTGGAGACGCCTGGCCCCGGCATTTAGGGCAATGCACCTCCCCTATATCCAGATCTAACCATAAAAAGAACTCCCTGGTACATTTCGGATTATTACATTTGTAGTGTATCATGATTTTTCCTCCTATTCTTTAACGCACCATTTTTTATCTCCTTTATTTAACATTATGAGTAATCATCTTCTGCTTTCATTGTCTTTCCTCCTTTTATATGCAAATACAGATAATTTCATTGTCTTTCCTCCTGTTGGTATTTCTTTTTAAATATTTCATAACACTCATCTGAACAAACAGGTGCCTCGGTAGGTAATCCCATACAACCACATTCAT